CGTAGGGCAGTTGAGCACGATGCAGTCCCGCTGGATGTTGAATCCGCGGCTCACGTTGAAGCGGGGTTTGCGGAGTTCCACAGTGTAAGATACCCACAGTTCACCCAGTGCCTGGTTCGCGAACTGCGAAGGCACGTTGCTTGTAGCGATGTTGAGGATACCATGATCATACGTCTTCAAGTCCTCGCCTGCAGCAGGCGGGCCGTCCCGGATGTACTTGCCCTTGCTGCCGCTGAGTTGTGCGGGGTCGCATTCCACCCCGTGCACCATGTTTGCGCTTGTCTTCCCTGACATGGAAAGGTCGTACTCCAGCATGTCCTGCTTTGTCGTGAATGGCTTGTCGCTTGCGTTGTACTGCGTAGCCATGATGATCGTACCCGTCTGTCCGTTGCCTGAGTTGAAGTCGGACACAGTTGAGCGGAACGTGAACATTAGTTGCTGCATAGTGTACTCTTCGTAGTTTGCAGCGATTTGAGCTAGCCACGGGAATGTAGTCACGAGCCCTGGGTTCAGTGGGTACGTGACGTTTTGGAATTCCCCAGCTGCCGGTGCACCGAAGACGTCCCCGAGGTACTCCTTGTGCGACAGTGTCACTATGCCTGGGCCATTAGGCGAGAATGACGGGATTGACTGTCCCGCGCCGCCGTCGACGATGTTGTTGTTAACCGTGTCGTATGCGCCCTGCCCCCCCATTCCCAGCTGCCCTTGAGCGATTGACTGCAGGCCGCCGAGCGTGCCTGCCGCGCCTGGCACCAGCATGCTACCATATTTCACAATATCGGAACCCACGTCGCGTCCCGCCCACCGGTTTACCGTGCTGCCGAACTGCTGCGCCTTTTCCTTGAGAGTATCCCAGAACCCGCCGCGGCCAGCGTAAAGGCCGCGTCCGTAATAGCGGCGACTCCGCGGCCGAAGCGCTCGCAGCAGCTGGCGGCGCGTGCGGTACCTACCCTGTCCGCCCGTAATGGGAGCAGTGATTCCCGCCTTGGCCAGCTGCGGGCCGTAAAGCGTTTGCAGTCGTGCTGCATTAGCGCTGATTCTCTTGATACGACCCGTAGCCGGATCGTAAAAAACCCCACGATCTGCGCGTACGCGCTCGAGGGGAATCATTTTCACGAGAATTCTGCGGAGGCGGAGGAAATTTCTCCGTACTTTTCTATGCAGGAGAACTGGATTGGTTGTACGGGTCACCACTCGTTCTTGTTGTTGGACTTGTGGTTTTGCGCATCCTGTTTCCTCAATACTTTGTTGCTCCAGCGCGCGATTCTTGCTTCTCTAAAGGAGTGTTAAGTTCTAATTCCTAATGCCGCAGGGTCGCCTTCTTAGTGGTGGCCGCGTTTGGTATCGGCATAGTCGTGCGTTTAATCGCCCGTTGCGTATGCGTTTGCGTGCTGGGCCCATGTCTGGGTTCGTTGTTCGCCGCCCTAGGAATATTCGTTGGACTTATATGTCTACTCGTGAGCAGCGCTATCAGGCTATGCTGGCTAATCGCCGTCGTCTTGCCTATCGTCGGCAAGTTGCGCTTGGTATGCGCCCTCGAGAAGCTGCAGCCGCTGCTGCTGCTCAGGCCGAAGTTATGGCTCTAGATGATATTTCACGTGGTGTTAAGCGTGAGCGTGAAGAGTGACACTTGAAATATATTTTTAATCCAAAATCTCAATTGGCCCGCCAGCCCCCGCCCGGGGGCGGCTCGCCGCCTCGAAGGGCGGCGCCAGGGGCTTGCCGTCCACTGCGTCCTTGTCGATGCACACCACGTGCCAGCGGTCCTCGCTCAGCTTGGAGCGGTCCGGCGGGCAGTTGGCGAAGACGACGACCCACGGCGACACCTTCATTGTGATCTGCGCGCTGTCGTACTTGGGCGCGAACATGATGCCGTTGGTGACCTCCTCGATCGCCGAGTACGACACGTACACTGTCTTGGACTCGTCTGTGCCGTCCGACGTCATGCTGCGCGGCACGTCAATGAGCAGGAGGTGCACGTTTTTCTTCTCCTCGTTGATGACCTTCGCCAGGCCGCACTTGATGTCCGCGGACTTGCCCGACATGTAGACGGCGCAGCCGAGGTCGGCGTTGTAGTTGAGGTGCGACATGAGCACGTACATGTCGTAGCAGAAGGTCGACTTGCCCGTGTTGCCCGCGCGGGACCAGTACCACGACACCTGGCGGACGTTCTCCTTGTCCTTCGGCTGCAGCAGGCGCTTGTAGGCGTCGCTCATCCACGGCGCCACGTTGTCGTAGTTGCCCGTCTCCTCGTTCTTGGTCCAGTCCATCCGCGTGCGCCACGCCGTTGCGCTCGGCGGCACTGCGATGCCGTGGAAGAACGGCAGCCCCCACGGCTCGTCCACGCGCGTCTCCATCTTGCTGCAGTACGTCGCCCAGTGCTTCTCGTTCTTTGTGCGGTTCATGTACCCCCACTTGGAGTCCACGCCCACCGCCATGAAGTAGCCGCGGAGCACCTTGAAGAGCCGCGGCGACGCGAACGTTGCGAACCCCTGGAAGTGCATGCGCCCCGTCGACGCGCACTTCTCCATCTGCCCGCCGCACCGCACGGCGCCGTTCTGCATCAGCACCGTCACGAAGTCCTTCGTTGCAGACATCTTGTACTCGTTCTTCTCGTTGCGCTGCGGGAAGCCTACGACCCAGAAGCCCTTCTGCTGCTGGTGCTTGCGGTGCAGGTTGTTGGACAGCTCCAGCGTGCGCTGCCACTGCGCGTCGTCCGCCGGGTGCGTTGTCGTCGGCTCGCGCTCGCTCTCGTGCGCCTTGAACTCCTTGGTGAGCGCCGCCGCCTCCTCCTCCTGCGCAGTGCGCGCGCGCGGCGCGCCGCGCGCCTCGCCCTCGGCCGCCGCCTCGTCCTCGTCCTCGCCCGTGCTGCGGCGCCGCGCCGCCGTGACGCGCTTGAGGTACGCGTCCACCCCGCCGTCCATCTCGTCAGGGTCCTGCGGTGTTGTAGTGGATGAGAGCGTGAGCTGCCTGTTGACACGTATTGGCGGTGGTGCGCACGTGTTGCTCACCTCGCGCGCGTTGTTCTGCTTGTCCGCCACCGTCGTTGCCATGCCGCCAATCACCATGAAGTCGGACATTTCTTTAATTGTTGAGAACGCGCACGTATTCGTGTGTGTGAGTTTTCTCGTGAAAGTTAGGTGGAGTACACCAACCCCCGCTAGCTCCGAGGCGTGCCGTGGCATGTGCCGTGGCAGCAGTTTGGTCCAAACCGTCGGTTTTCAAACTGTCGACTAAACTGACTTTTTAGTCTAGTGGGTAAGTATACTCCTTATACACCCTTATACTTACACTTATAAAACTATATACTTCACTATTATTTGTTTTATACACCCTTATACACGGGTGTATGTGTAAGTAAGGGGTTATACTCCGCGCGCCTGTATCTTAAACCCCCCGTCTTGAGAGAGGGGGGGTAGGGGGGTAGTGCGTTCCCCCTTTGGGGGCGGAGGGGGAGCCCCGCCTCCGTCAAGGCGGAGGCGGGGCTGTATTCCGTAACCCTAGCCCGAAGGGTCCGTAACCCTAGCCCGAAGGGCCCGTAACCCTAGCCCGCCGAGGCCGACAGGCCGAGAGTAGCCCCGTAATCTTTGCTCCGCTTAATTATGCGGAGGTGAAGATACGCGTATCTATCTTACTGGTTAGCCTATATAATAAACATAGGCGGTCGGTGGGATAGGTGGGTGGGTTGTGAAGAATGGCTTAGTGGTTAAGCCACAACGTGGCTAACCGAGGCCGTAAGGCCGAGGCGTGGCCTATTCTTTTTTATTATTTTTTTATTATTTTTTTTTCAATTACGGCGTAGGACGCGTGACCGTGCCCGTAGACGGGTCGATGAGAGTCACGTTGTCACCCACTGTGTTCACGCTGAAGGCTGTGTTGTACACCTCTGCGTCGAACTGCAGAGAGAAGATTTCGTTCAGCCCGCCCAGCGTAACCGGCACGCTGGAAGTCGGGTTTGAGTACATGAACACGTCGAAGAAGTTGTCTCGCGTGCTTACAGCCGTCGTGGGGCTGATCACGCTGTAGTGCTGTTCGAACACTGTCTCGTCCACCCCGCTTGCCGCGTTGAGAAGGGTTGCGATCACGCTCGTCCACTGGTTGTTAATCCACAGGTCGCTGAAGTTCGAGATACCCGTCCCCGCAGTCCCAGTCCCGCTTGTATAGATGTCCGCACGGCTGCTTGGAATGATTACCACCCCCACTGCGCCGATCAGGGCGGGATCGGTTTTAACCGATACGCACACGCGCAGTTTGAGATTGCCCGCGAAACCCGCTGGCAGGGTGTAGCGGAATGCGTATGCCGCTGCCGGACCGTAGTTGTTGTCGTTAACATCCACCGGAGTTGGAGTAATAGCTCCGTGGATACGATCCTGCTGCCCCACTAGCACCTGACTCGTCGGGTCGAATGCGAGGTCGCCCAAGTTCTGGGGCTTCGGCGTGATTGCCGTAGGGCAGTTGAGCACGATGCAGTCCCGCTGGATGTTGAATCCGCGGCTCACGTTGAAGCGGGGTTTGCGGAGTTCCACAGTGTAAGATACCCACAGTTCACCCAGTGCCTGGTTCGCG